CAATTTTGGATCAACCAAAGACTCCGTGTCATCCACGGCACAAAAGTACGCAGTAACGGGTCGACAGCGCATGCGTACCTCAACACTGAAAAGTCCTCAGTTTTATATGGGCACATCCACCGCCGCGAATGGGCAGAACGCTCACGCGACGATTTCGATGGCCCAAAAACCATCATGGCCGCATCCCCTGGTACGTTGGCAAGATGTGACGGAACCGTACCATCGACAAAAGGATCTATAGATCTAGATGGTAGACCAATGACTATTGTTGAAGATTGGCAACAGGGTATTGGCATTGTGACCTACCAACCTGGCGAGGGAAACTTTTTCTACGAACAAATTCCATTCCATAATGGAACAGCATTTTTTAGAGGGAAGTTTTACAATGCACAAACCCAAAAAGTCTAAAAACCCCACTACTCCTAAGTTAGCCATTATCACGTGGTTAGACGCATTTGATGGACCGACTGGGTGGGTAGATCCTTCGGATTACAAACCCCGCCCAGTTCGTCCCATCTCAGTTGGATGGGTAGTAGACGACTTTTTGAAAGACCACATAACGCTGGTCGGTACCTACTTAGTAGACCTCAATGATTCACAAAATCCGGTGTACTATAGCAATCCCTCTCATATCCCTTTGGGAATGGTACAATCAATAACATACATTGACGTTCCAAGTTCAATAGAACAACTCATTATTAATGATTTAAACACCAGGGGATTTAATGCCGATTGATTTCTGGTCACCAAGTTACAGAGCTTCTTCTAGTGACTTAACTGTTGCTATATCACCCCTTGGTCTAGTTGAGTTAGCTGACGAAGAGTTTGAGGTACACGGACCTAGGCTGAACAGATACAGCGCTTGTTGGGCTTGGTACCTTGGTCACCACTGGTCTTACCGTCGTGAACAGGGTGAGCAAAACATCACTCTAAATTACACAAGAACGTTTGCTGACTACATTACAAACTTTTGTTTTGGTAAAGGTCTTCAATGGAAAGTGCCAGAACAAAATGCTGCAATCATTCCCCATCTATTACATAAAGTCTGGGAAATAGACAACTCAAAGCATAATGTGCTTTGGGAAATGGGGCAGTTAGCCGGCGTTACTGGTGACTGCTTCGTAAAGGTTGCTTACGAAGAGCCATACATTGACCCACTAGGAATCATGAATGAGGGACGAATCAGAGTAATTCCTCTAAACCCAGCGCACTGTTTTCCCGAGTATCACCCACACGACCGTGATCGACTACTTCGGTTTAAACTTAAATACCGATTCTGCGGTACTTCACCTGAAGGAACACGCCAGGTATACACCTTTACAGAAATACTTACTGATGACAGCATTGAACAGTACATCAATGACGAACTAGTAGATCAGTACCCTAATCCAATTGGGCGTATTCCCGTAGTGCATATACCAAATATGACAATCTCTTCGTCACCTTGGGGTCAGTCTGATATCTGGGATATCATTCCCTTAAACCGTGAGTTAAACGAAAAGATGACTGAAATATCGGACATCATTAACTACCACGCAGCTCCGGTAACAATCATTATTGGAGCAAAAGCCAGTCAACTTGAACGCGGTCCAAAGAAAGTTTGGGCAGGTTTGCCAAAGGATGCATCTGTAACCAACCTAGAATCTCGTGGTGACATGGCTGGAGCGCTTCAGTACATTCAATTCTTAAAGCGTGTAATGCATGAAATAACAGGTGTACCTGAGACTGCATTAGGTCAATTCCAGCCGGTGTCAAACACGTCTGGTGTGGCGCTGTCTATTCAGTACCAACCTCTAATGAACCGTTATAACATGAAACGGATTCACTTTACAAAAGGTCTAGAGAAAGTTAATGAAATAATTATAAGAACTGCTGCTATTTTCCAACCAGAGTTGCTTATATATGATCCCTCTAAAGCTGAGGCCCCAGAGGGCGATCAACTACCACAGCTAGATCCATCTGATCCCCTTACCTATAAGACACAGGCTCACTGGCCAGAACCACTGCCAGTTGATGTACTCATTAAACTTAATGAAGCTCAGGCCAAAATGGCAATGGGTCTTGAATCCAAAGAAGGCGCTTTGCGTACTCTTGGTGAAGAATTCCCACGTGAAAAACTTGCTGAGATTTTTGAAGAACTGCGAGATGACGCTGTTGATCAGGGAGCGCTTGACATGCTTCGCGCACAGATTAACCAAGCAGTTATGCTTGCCACAGGCTTGTTACCTGGCCCCGAAGGTACCAGCACGGTACCCGCTGGAGGTGCTAATGTAACAAGTGCAGGTTCACCACAATCTGGAGGTCCATTACCCGGTCCTCAAGCAGTTGGTGGTCCTGTAGAAGGAATGGTAAACAATATAGTTGCAAAGGCATACGGAGCTAGGCTCGCCCAGCGCCGTGTTCCTGATGAAGAATAAATAGTTGTTTTAAAACAGTCATTATCAGCCCAACTAAAAGAGGTTAACTTATGTCAAAATTTGAAGATGGTATTCAGGTTCCCGTAGATCCGGAAGAAGCGCCGGCTCCAAAGGTTCAGGAAGAAAAGTATTTCTCCGAAGAGGACATCCAAAAGGTGCGCCAACAGGAGAAGGAAAAGATGTATAAGCGTCTTGAAGACGCTGATCATCGTGTCAAGTCAATGGAAGAAAAGCTAAACATTCTTAGTAGCGAGCGTGAAAAGGCTATTAAAGAAGCCGAAGATCGCGCTAAGAAAGAAGCTGAACTCATTCGTCAACGTGAGCTTGAAGAACTGAGCGCCAAAGAACTCCTCATAAAGAAAGAGGATGAGTGGAGCCAGCGCATCAATCAAGTTGAGCACGAATGGGGCCAGAAGTTTGCTGAGTTAGAAAAGCAACGTCAGGCGCAAGAAGCCATGCTTGAAAAGGAGCGCTATCTCCAGCAACTAGAGTCTTACCGCCAGAGAAGAATCCAGGCGGAATCAGAGACGATCATTCCAGAGCTGCGTGATCTTATTTCAGGTAATACTGAAGAGGAGATTGAAAACAGCATCACCGTACTTCGTGATAGAAGTACTGCTATAATTGAATCAATCCAGCAGGCGAGTACCCCTCGTTTGAAGGGGGCTCCGGTAACGGCTCCCCCGTCTGGGCCACTGGACAACCAAACGGATTACCAAACGGTTAGCGCGGAGGATATCCGCAATATGCCGATGGATCAATATGTAAAAATGCGTGAAAGATTACTGTCAGCAACACGGACTCAGCAACGAGGACGTTACTAAACCCAAACTAACCCTATCCATCGGAGGATATTAACATGGCATTACCCGCACCCGCAGGTGGAGCAATTACAGGTACAGCTACCGGTTCAGTGACCGGTTATACTGACGGTAGTTCCGCTCTATCCCCAGCAATCCAGCAAATTTGGTCAAAGGAAATCCTTTTCCAGGCCATGCCCGTACTTCGCTTCGAACAGTTCGCTGTTAAGAAGACCGAACTCGGTGTCATGCCCGGTTTGACCATCAACTTCATGCGTTACAACAACCTATCAGTTGATGAGTCAGCAGGAGCTACACTTAGCGAAGGTACCCGTATGGAGCCCGTAGCTTTGTCCGCAAGCCAAATTCAGATCACCGTAAGCGAGCATGGTAAGGCTGTGGCTGTTACCGAGTTGCTGCTCAACGCATCTTTCGATGACGTCATGGCATCAGCTTCTCGTCTACTTGGTCGTCACATGGCCCAGAGCATGGACATCCAAGCTCGTAACACCCTCTACAAGAACGGTGTACCGTTCGGCGGTGGATCAGCAGTTCCTCCAAGCGTTGTGTTTGGTCGTACGGCTGCTTCTACCCGTGGAGCAATTAGCCCCTACGACGCCGGTACCCTTGGCACCGCTTCTTCACCCGGTTACCTCAGCCCAGCATCCATCAAGGATGCCGTTGAAGTTCTCGCCGGACAGAACATCCCACGCCTTGGTGACACCTACGTATGTTTCGTACACCCAAGTCAGAGCCGTTCACTTCGTGACTGGCCCGAATTCATCGAAGTCACCAAGTACGCCGCTCCCGGCAACTTCATGCTTGGTGAAATCGGTCGTTTGTACGACGTAGTTTTCATTGAAACCACCCAAGTCAAGAAGGGCCTAGATGCTACTGCATCAACTGCTCCTCTGTACGGAATGGGTTCAACCCTTGACACCAGTGCTACTTCTGGTTTCCAAGAAAACGCCGACGCTTACAACGCCATCATGATCGGTGACAACGCCTTCGGTCACGCAATCAGCCTCCCGGTTGAACTTCGTGACGGTGGTGTCATCGACTTTGGTCGTGAGCACGGTCTTGCTTGGTACGCCATCTGGGGCTTCGGTGTCATCACCCACGAAAGCCGTGTGATTCTAAACACACTCGGTGGCGCAATTTCCTGAACTTAACGTTCAGATGATGTAGTATGGTGGGGGGTAATTCCCCCACCATATTGCTTTATATGGTAAAACAAAAAGGAGAATACAATGCCTCGTAAAATTACAACCACTACAAATTGGGCAGAACCAGCAGAAAATCAGGAAGAAGACGAAGTAGTCGTTGAAGAGCCAATTACGGTTTCTAACACCGACGGTGATCTTGTTAAGGCAAGAGTAAAAGGTACATGGCTCATGATCTGGGGCCAAGCCAAGTTTGACTTCAAAGACGGTAAGACCTACAAGCTTCCTAAGGATCTTTTTAACTATCTTCGCGCAAACGGAAACATCTACGACACTATGGCTTGAGGTGTAAATGCCTTATATAATCCCCAACGCAACTGATGTTGACGGTACTAAGTTTATTGCCCTTGATCAGGCTGAGCCAGACTCACTTGATTTTCAAATATTGGGCGATAGATCTACTGGAGTATTGTCTGGTTGTGCCGTAACTGCTTCTACAACATCTGGAGCGGTAGCTATCGCTAGTGGGTATGTTGCGCTAAGTGGAGTAGTGTACACAGTATCTGGTGATTCAAGTAAGGCTTTAAGCACCGGCCCGTCATCTGGGTATCGTTTTGATGTCGTTGTTATAAGGTGTAACCCTGCAACAAACACCTCAGAGATTACCATTATTGATGGTGTACAAAGTGTTACAAACCCAACATATCCAAAGTCTGCTGCTAGACTACTTACAACAACTGGGGTAAGTACCTCAACTTACATAACAGAAAACGATGTTGTCTTAGCAGTCGTGTTCCGACAAGGAACAACCGCTCCATCTAACGCAAACATCATTGACAAACGTGTTAATGTTCCGTCAACTACATCTTTGCGTGGTAGCGCAATACCATCAAACGGCATTGGTTCTGATGGAGACTTTTATTACAAAACCACGGTTGGAGCCAGCTCTGCTGGGGTTTACGTAAAACGAGATGGGGTTTGGGTTGAACTTTTGTTGAGCGGTGATTCGGGCTCTGTTACACCCATTGGCGCAATAATAATGTGGCCAAGTAACTCCACTAGCCCCAACCCAGCTGGTAAATCTTATTGGTTAGAGTGTGACGGAAGTATGGTATCTAAAGCAACTTATTCAGAGTTGTCCGTATTGCTTGGAACTACTTATGGAGCAGACACTACTACACAGTTTAAACTTCCAAATATGTATTCCGCTACATCAAACTTTGTATCTGGCAGTTCAACTGCAGGAACAATTGATGGTAGTTCAACAATAAATATATCTACTAGTAATTTGCCCGCGCACAGCCACAGTTTGAATGGGCATACACATCCTGTTGGTGACCACACACACAATATGGCACATGGTCACGGTTCTGGAGAAACAGTGACCAATGGTCAACATAGTCATCAACCTTTGGGTGGACAAGATGAAACACCATCAGAAGGTATTGGTTTTGTTACTAGGCTTGGTCAAGCAATAACAGGTGTTTTGTACGGTGGTAGTTTGGGCTGGTTGAAGGGGTATGT